CTTGTTCGCGCGCGTTATGCTTCCACACTGCCGCCTGATCCGTGTCCAGATTGTCTGCGGTAGCCGGGATCGCCGACTCCAGCGCACTTAAATTCGTCAAATACGTGTTGATGAGGACTGCTTCCTCACTGGCAGAAAGCGATGTCAGGCGCTGGTGCAAAGACATGATGACCATGCCGAACTGGCCGTAGACGAGGTCCTGATCGTTCGTGATCTGCATCGACGTGCCGGCGAGCTGATAGCCCATATACCGGCGCACGTCGGTGAGTTGGGCATCAGTCAACATGTCAGGCTTCCGTTTTCTTCGTGTACTTGCGCTTTGCTGCGGGCTCTACTGCGGGTGCGTCGCCATCGAGGAAAACCTCATGGTCTTCCGTCAGATCCGATGCGTTGATGACGATATAACCGAGCGGGTTGTCATCCGAGACTGGTGAGACCACTTTTACTGTTGGGCAATCCATCTTGACTCCAATGAAGTAGGGCGGCCGGCACTGCGCCGCCCCGACCGCTTAGCCGAGCAGCGTCGCGATGTGGTTGCTCTTGATTGCCTGAACGCCCCACGCAAGGCGGCAGTGATAGACCATCTGCATGAACTGGCGATACACGGCGACGTCGAACACGAGGCCCGTCACCGGGTCCGTGACCTGAACGACGTCATCGGCCATATCCATTGCTTCGCCGTTCGGGCCGACCGGCATTGCCGGAGCGCGCGTGATCAGCTGGATGGCCGATTTGCTGAAAGCGACGTTCGAAGTCGCGGTATTGCCGATCGTCATCGCGGTGGCCGATGCCGGGATCGCCTGCAGCAAGCCAGGTGCAGCGAGGGTGATCGTGCCCGGCGCGGTATTGCCGATCTGAACGACGTACTTGTTCGTGTCACCGGCGAAAGTGACCGAATCGCCAGCCAGCGTCGTGCCCGTACCGGTGATCAGGGTGATGACGGTCGCACCGACAGCGTAGCCAGCCGTGTCGGTCGTGTAGCTTGCGCCCGTGCCCTTCGTCACGGCCTTAACGGCGTTCGAGTTGTGGAGCATCGAACCTTCGAGTTCGCCGATGATGCCGCGGCGCAGGAGTTCGTCAGTACCGGCCTCGTTCACCTTGAACAGCACGTTCTGCTTGCCGCGCAGGTTCGCCATTGCGGCCGAGCCCATCACCAGTTGCAGATCGGTTTGCGGTGCGCCGTTGTCGTCCAGGATCTTGCGGACTTGGGCGATGTCCGACAGGTCGCCAGCCGTACCAAACGGTGCCGTGCCGGCCGTGCCGTACGCACGCGATGCGTTCTGGTACGCGGTTGCGTGCAGGTCGGCCTCGATCTGGTTGGTCAGCGCGCGGAATGCCTGTGCGAACTGGTTCGTCAGGACGCCGCCGTAGCTGCCAGCGTTGATCATGCCGCGCTGTTCTTCGCCGTTCCAACGGATCGGGTAGTGCTTCGACTTGCTGATCGTCATCGTCACGTTGCCGATGTTGCTGTCGCCGGTATTCGGCGCGGTCACGGCAGGCGTGTTGTCCGCGAGCGTGCCAGCCGGCGCGATCGGGATCATGATGGCCTGGTTGAGCGCTGCACGTTCGCCTGAGCTGTTTCGCGAGACGGCCGGAATGTAGCCCAGCAATTCACGCGACACGACGTCGAGTGCTTCGTAGATCGTCGGGATCAGGCCGGTGAGCGTGTTCGCGCCCATCACGAGACCCTGGCGAGCCATGAAGTTGAACAGGTATGCATGCGCAATCAGTGCGTATGCGCGGAGATGAAGCTTGACTTTGGAAAGGAACGACGTTTTCACAGGAGGTAACCCTATAGGTGAGTGAATTGAACTAGCGAAACAGGTAGGCCATCCAGCCCGAAGCGCCTTTCCTCATCCAAGGTCTGGCTATTGGTCATGCAGAAAATGAAACCGGTCAGTCGGTGAGCGTTGCCTTGCCGGCGCGGACATCTGCCGACACGGAAGCCTGTTTGATGGGATCAAGACTGTTGAAATCGGCGCGCGTATAGGTCTTCTTGCCGCCCGATCCCCCGCCGCCTTGTGCGCCGCTACCGCTCGCGCCCGAGCCCTTCATGATCTGGTCGCGGTACGGGTAGTTCTCGACGAGCGTTTCGAGCGCTTCATCGAAGTTGGCGAGTTCGCCGATGCGTGTGCGGGAGAAAATCTTGTTGCCACTCGCGTCATAGGCAACGGTGTTGCCCTCTTCGATCTTGAAGGCACGACCGAACGCGGCTTTGGCGATGTCGCCAGGGATTGCCAACTTCTCGGCGATAAACTTCGAGCGGTCAAAGCTGCCGCCGATCTTTTCGTCGTAAAGCTGGTTTTGCAGGGCGTCGCGTTCGGTCTTGGTCTTGGCGAGCTCGGCGACGAACTGCTTGTTTGCCGCTTCGACCTGTTCTTCGGCGGTGCGCCTGGCTGCCGCCTTGATTTCCTCGACCTTGCCAGCCGCGATCAGGTCACCATCCTTGATGTTCTTGACGGTCTCGAGCGCTTTGCGCGCTGCGTCTGCGTCTTCGATGCCTTCGAACAGCTTGGCGCGTGCTTCTGCGGCTTCTTTCGCTTCGCGATGGGTCTTTGCTTCCCCGTTGAGCCGCGTGATCGTGCCGATCGTGCCGTCACCATCAAAGGGCGATTCTTTGCCATCCGCATGAACAAACACGGGGAGTTTCTGACCGTTGACTTCCTGAACAACAATGCGACCTTCTGCGTCGTACTTGAATGGCATGGTGTTTTCCTGGTCATCCGACCGTTTTGCGAGCCATCCGGCTCAATGCGCCACAGCCCATCCGGGCGAGCGGCAAAAAAAAAGCCGCAGGACCGTTAGGCCATGCGGCTTGCTACTGCGTGAAGCGTGATCAGGTGTCTTTGATCTGCACCTGCGCCGCCGTGACCTTGACGGCGTTCTGCTTGATACGAACCTTCTCGTCTTCCCACTTTCGATCCGGAGAGATCACGCCGCGGCGTTGCGCCTCAGCGAAAAGCGACTCGTCGGAGAAGGTGCCGTCGACGTTCATGTCGCGCAGCAGTTCAAGGGATGCTTCGGCGAGCGATGCAACGCCGAAATCGTTGAATATCTGGATGTGGCCGCCTTCGGCCTCGCCGACCCACTCCGCCATCAGTTGCAGGGCGGCGTCGATTGCGTCCTCTTCATCCTGAATGATCCGCTGCAATGTGCACATACCGGCTTCGTTGTCGGCCACCGTGTGCGCAACCGTCATGTTGCCGGGCTTGATCACCAGCAACTCAGCGCCAACCTGCCGCATCCGGTCTTCGAGTGCCGTGAGTTCTTTGGCGCCAGCGTCGATCGCTTTGCCACTGTGCTCGACATACTTGAGGTCGGCGTGCTCTTCGGAGGCGTTGACAGCAGAAGCTGCACCTACCGTTATCGGCGTTTCCCCAAGCATCTTCGCGAACAGGATCGGGATGCGCGCGATGTGCAGGATCGTCTGCTGGTCAGACTTGCTCTGCCAGTGCTCGACGTTCATGTGTGCCAGTTCGACGAGCGGCGGCACGCCCTGCATGAATCCGATGCGACGACCGTAGACGGGTATGAACGGGATTTTCTGAAGACTCGTTCTGCCCTCGGAATGAAGCACCCAGTCCTTCTTGCCTGATGCATCCGCCTTTTCTGACTCGCGCCAAACCTGCCAGCCGCCGATATAAAGCACGCGAACCTGCTCGATCTCGGTCTCGCCGAAATCGCCGTCAGGCACCGAGACGACTTCAAGAAAGCGCAGTTGCGTCAGTGTTAGCACGCCGTTGATGCGCTCTGCGCGCCAGCCAAGAATCGACTGTGCGTGGATGTGAACGAAGTACGGCCGCACGCCGGCCGCATTTTCTTCTGCCTTGGTTCGCAGGCCATCCGCGGTCGGAAAATCGACCAGGATGCCGCATAGGCCGTAGGAAATCGAATGGAAACAAACGGCCGCTGCGAACGCATGCAGGTTGTGCCCCTGCAGGTCGACGTTCTCGCACCATTCCTTGATGCGCAGAGGCACATCGTCGTCAAACGTGATCGGCTTGGAGAATGGCTTGCCAGTCAGGACTTCGCATGTGCGGCCGAAAGCAGGAAACAGCGTCGCAGTCTTCAGGCGATTGTCGTATGAATCACTGGTTTCGTTCGGCCACTGCGGCAAATACGTCTTGCCAGCCTTGCGCATGGCCGTCGTGCCGCCGAGCAGCGCAGTGATGATCGGATAGTCCTCCGACATCGCTTCCACTGCTGGTGTTTGGTCTCGGACGGTCGATGTCATGCGGAATTGGCTCAGGCGTTGAAGCTGGTTACGGTGGTGGTGCGCTTGACGATCGGCCAGCGCTTGACGAGGAAATAGCCGTTCGCATCGTTCGGATGGTCGTGGCCCGTCTTCTTGTCCGGCTGCCCATCCTCGCCCCAGACTTGTTGCTCGAGCGCTTCAGTCGTGACCGGGCATGCGTCCGTGTTGATCAGGAATCGTCGCTCGCCAGTCCCGTTCAGGATCAGCGCGTTGTATGCGTTGACACGATCCTTGACAGCAGGGTTTGCCGAATTCACCTCGACCTTGAAGCCAGCCTGCTTGAGAATCGATAGGTCCGATTCGCTGGCGTTCTTGGTGCTCGTGTTGCCGCCGGATGCGTCCGGATAAATGACGACAGCGTGTCCAGCGTTGACGAAGTCCTCTTTCAGGATCTTCGCCATTGCCGGCGTGTCGCGAACCTTTGCGCGCTCTTGCAGAGTGCGAGGCAGGCCGTCGCGAATGACGTTGATCGTCGCCGTCATGTTCAGGACGTTGAAGTCCATACCGACGTGTAGCGTCTCTTTCGGGGCGATGATTTCGTTCGTGTGATTCTTGATGCGGTCGAAGTCTGCATAGATGCTGCCGCTCGCGAGGTTCACGAACTGGCCGCGTAGGTACGCAGAAATTAGTTGTGGCGGGTATGACTCAAACAGCGACGAAATGTAGTCGTCAGGCAGGTTCAGTTCATTGTCGTATGTGCTCGCCTGGATCAGGCCATACAGCGATGCCAGACTGGGCTTTTCGCGGACAGCCTTAACAAACTGCTGGTATACGAACTTGAATCCTTCTGGCGTCGTCGTGACATCGATGCCGTTGAGCAGACCCGGCACCTTGTAGCGCATCCGCGCGATGATCTTGCGCCACGCCGTTTGAGCCTTCTTCAGCGCCATCACGTCCAACTCGTCAATCAACGCATGCCCGATCTTGAAGCCGACGATTGTCTCGGGCTTCTCCATCGACCGGCAGATCACCGTGCCGCGGTATTTCCTGCCTTCGTAGACGTGCGCTTCGTGATTGCCCTGATTGATTTTGACGCGCAACCCCATCACGGCAGCGACTTCCTCTATCGTCGGATAGAAAATGTCGCGAATCTGCGGGTAGGTCGGCGCGAAGTAGCCCTGGTTGATGCTGGGCCAGCGCCAGAAGTGCTCACAGATGCTTGTACAACCGACCCATGTCTTGCCAGATCCGAATCCGGCCACATAGGCGCGGAACTTGTGCGGCATCTGCAGGAATTCAGCCTGCGGGACATTTAGTGTCGGGTTAATCGCTCTCATCGGCATTACCGGTCGGGCGTCGCGCGTCCTGCACGGTGTATGTGAATGACTGCGGCGTCGGCGGCTCCCGATCGTCCGATTCGCCCTTAAGACGATTGACGAACATGCCGCCTGCTTCCTTGGCCGCCTGCTCGATTAGCTGCGCCGCCATGCCGTAGTTGCCGCGGCTTGACGTCCTTTCGTACATCCGCTGAAGCGCTTTCAGCCGGAAAGACTGGTTGGCAATCGGAATGGATGCCGTCTCTTCGAGAAACGACTTACGCGTAGCGTGGAATATTTCGCGCCATTTCTTGGCCAGGTTGCGCGTTGTGCGCTTCGTCGGATCGTAAGCGGCGACCTGTTGCCGCGTCACTTCCAACCCGAATTCCTCCTTAACCGCCTCAGAAACCTGTGTAGGGGTGTCAAAGCATGCCAACGCTTGCACGATGAACGCTTTCACGTCCTCCGTGAGCGTTGCCATATTTCATTCCGTAAGTCGGTGGTAAAACTCATGCGACCTTGAGATTGCAGGTTCCACAGGCATGAGCGATGTTGACCCGGCTGATTTCCGGAGCCTGATTCGCGGCTCTCACCATCTTCGCAACGCTGCTATCAGGCGAGCCCACGCCGTAGCGGCGAACCACGCCGATGAATTCCTCGACGTCGTGCGATTGGATTCCGATCTTCGGCTGGCCGTCCTTGGTGAAAGCAGGAGCGCCGAACTCATCCAGCCTGTGCGCCAGGTGATACATCTCATGTTCAACCAGCGCGCAGAACTCAGCATCGGAGCACTCGCGGCAGTAATTGGCATCCAGTGTGATGAGGTAGTCCGGCACACGGCCGAACCATTCTTCCATCTGCTGCTCTTGGCGTCCCTTCTGCCAGGCGCCACACCGGAACGTCACTTCTTCGCATTGCCCAATGACGCGGCGCATTTGCCGCTTGTTCTCGGTGGCTGCCCAAAGGAACGCGAGGTCGGCGAAGCGCAGATGCTCGTGATCCTCGTTGTGAAGCGGAGACCCTAGGCGAAGGAAGGTGTCCATCACCCAATCGTGAGCGCCATCGGCCGGAATGAAATGGCGCGTCCAATTACTAGCCTCGAACAGCGAATCGGGCGGCATTGGCCTGAGTGGCGCAACGTTCCCGATGTTTTCTGGCTTCTTGCGAGGCATTCATTTCTCTCAAGGGCGCGGCGCATCGGAGGAATCCACTCACGAGCCCATCATTTCTGAGTCATTGCGTTCGTAGAACCGCCCACCGATCATCGCGTGATCCCGCAACTCCACATACTCGAATTGCGTGTGCTTTTTCTCGGTGTCGACGTGACACAGCATGAATCCCAGCGCCCACTTCTCGCCGGCACAGTACGTCGCCGCGCGGGCGTGGCCGCATCCTAGCTG